AAAATTCAAATGGATTTCTATAATCTAAATTGGATGCTTCTTTTATAATGTCAATATTCTGAGCATCTTTCGGAGAAACCCAACCAGCGTCCATTTCAATTAATATACCGTGGCCAAGCTCGCTCGCTTCTAAAATTCTTAAATTTTTCATCTAATCTTTTAAGATAAATATACGGATTCAGATAGTTTGCTAAATTTCGTCTTTTTTAGAAATTGAAAATTCGAAGTATTTGTTCTGAACTACGTTATTTTTATAGATTGATTTGACAATGTTTTTTATGGATTCTTTTATTTCATCAGATTTGAAATCCATCTCTCGGAGAGTGTATAGATTAATTTCTAAGTTGAAAAATGATTTTTTCCCTTTAGAAATTCCACTTGTTCTTAGGTCCAAATCAACAATATTTTTTTCTTGAAAAATTTTTGAATCAATTGATTCAAAAACTGAATTTTTTATTTCTCTTCCTAAACCAGATACAATTCGGTTCCAATTATCTAACTCATCTTTTGGTGTAACCCATGATTGAATATTTATATAAACCGATTTTAAGTTTTTGGAATCTACTGTCCCGTATTGGGACTTAATAGGATTGAATAGGTTAAGTTTAACACTTTTTCCTTTTTTCATTAATAATGATATTACGTATGTTTATTTTTGTTAATGAAAAAATATACAATATATACATAAATGTCAAAATTTTTTTATACTTGAAGATATTTCTAATATATGATAATAATTAAAATTAATCAGGGTAACAATATTGAGAAAGCCCTCAAAACCCTAAAGTCAAAAGTAATCAAAACAAAGCAAAATCAGATTTTATTCGAGAAAAGAGAATATACAAAAAAATCTGTACTTAGAAGAGCACAGATTCTAAAAGCGAAATATATTCAAAGTATTAAAGACCAATCAAATTGATTCTTCCAAATTTTTTAATTTCAAAAAATTCAATTGGTCAAACTTTTCAGACTTAACTTTATCGATTGTTTCTGAAATTTTTGTTTTAATATCTTGCGAATCTTCACTATTTTGGAGTTCCGTCAATTTAGATATTGCACTTTCCTTAATTGTTTCAAATTTTGCTTCCAAAGTTTTGACATCTTCAGAAACTATTTGAAAAAATTCTTTTTTAGAATTTTCATCTAAACTAAGTATGTAGTTATTAACTGTTTGGTTCGCTATGGTAACCATAGAACTAATCGGAATATTAATATTTTCTTTAATTGTTTCTTTAGTTGATGTAACCACCTTCAAAATATTTTTCTTCGCATTTAATCTTTCAAGTAAATTAACACCTTGGTTATAAACTAATGTATCAATTTCGGTATAATTGTTTTCAGTTTTTTCGGAAAGAGTAATTGGAAGTTTAATACTTGGTAAAATTTTGTTTAATAAAGAAATCCCTTCTTCAATAAAATCTTTTGCATCTTGTTCACCTAAACCTTGAGGTGAACTCAGTTGACTATAAATGTCGTATGCTTTAGACATAGCTTTATTATTCAAAACGTTGTGTTTGAATTCTCGTAAAGTCTTCTTGAATTCCATTTCATTTTTGTATGATTCCAAGAGATTTTTTTCTATTAGGGATTTTACTATTCCGAAGGTCATTGTGTCTTTTTCAAATAAATATTATGAATTTAATAACTTATCTAAGTGTTTTGAAATTTCTCCTAAAGAATCTTGTCCCTGACCCAAATTTATTATTCGAGACCCTTCAATTAAATTATTTTCCACTAAAATATTTAGATCTTTTTTCCTTGATTCTGGTGTTATTTCGGCGGGAGGAGCTTCACCTGCTGGAGGTAACTCGGGTTCTCCTCCAGGTATCTCACCACCACCTCCTCCAAATGATGGTGGAGATCCTAATTCCTCTCCTCCGTCCATTGTCGTAGAAGCTCCTGCCGTTGGTGTTGACCCTGTTTGGCTACCATATAATTTGTCAATATTATCAAACAATCCAGTTTTTGTTATAACAGTTGGAGTCGCTTTTAATTCTTCTCCAACGGCTCTTTCAATTCTTTGTTGTTGTAAGTCCAAACGAACTTCGTCATCTGACCATCCAAAAATATGCTTCTTAGCCCATGTAGATGAAGTTGCCTGAATTCCATTTCCTGGATCAGAAACCAAATCTTTATACAATAATACTTTCTCTTTCCAAACATCAATTTTAAGTAAATCCGCTTGAGTAGATGGATTTGTTAATCCAATTGTGAAATTTGAAAGTTCGTCTTCAAATCCTAATAAAAATAAATGTACAATTGCAATTTTATTCAATTCGGCAATCATACTCTTTTGAATTCTGTTGATGGTACGAGCAAATCGTATATCTTGTAACGCCAAATTTTTACCATCACCAACAACTTCTTCAAATCCTAAGAAAGCCTTTGGTACTCTTAAAGCAGTTAATAACTTCTTTTGGATATATTCAATATCGGCAATTTCAGATAGATTGGTTGCGCCAGGTAATGTTGTAATTGGGTCTGGAGCGGATGGGTCCCTTACAGGAATAAAATAATCTTGATCAACCGCCATTTGGTTGAATCTCATATCAACATTACCTGTTTTGCTATCAACAATTTGTTCTCTTTTGAACTTGTTGGCAACACGTTGTACATAAGCCTCAACATCGTCATCATTCATGTTTCCAACGAATACTTTGAACATTCTTCTCTCAGGGGCTCTTGATGTACGATAAATTAACATCGCATCTTCTGATAGTAAAAGTTGTTTCCAAATACGTCTTGCTTTTTCTAACATGGAAGTTCCATATGGAAGTTTTCTGTCATCACCTAATAATCTGAAGTGAGCAATTTCCCAAGATTGGAATTCCATATTTTTATTTTTCCATGTGAAGTGTAACGCCTTTTTATCTTTATCTACTTCATTTTTTACATCCACAGATATTTTACCACTTGCTCCAACCTCATGTCTTTCAATTTCAATAGTCGGTAATTGTTGTACCCCAACAATTCCTTTTTCAGGGTCTAATTTCAGATATACAAAGTTATCACCATATTTACATGTGTTTCTTGTCCACATAGGTAAATTGGTGTTGATGTCTAAAGCATTGTTAAATAAATCGGCAAGAACTCCCTTAATTCTTTTAGATTCTGAATAAATTTGTAATATGAAACCGTCCTCATTTGTTGTAGTTGACTCTTCGGCATAAATGTCTAATGCTGCGGAAATCTCAGGAGTGTATTCCATTGATTCGTAGTCATACTGAGCAGATAACCTTGTAGGTTCATAATAAATCGCCTGAGAATAAAGGTTATTTTCAACCTTAGACCACTGATTGGTAAGATAATATGTTTGTTGTGCTTGAAGTTTTTCTTTCTCATACTCCTCTCTACTTTTTGTGCGTAGGAGTTCCTTTTTATCAAACTTGAATGTTGGATAGTCTTGATTTAATAATGAGTTAGGTCCAAATGTTTGTGACAGTCTTTGCCAAACCGTCATATTTTGTTCTGCCATAATCTAATTTACTCTTTACCTCAGTAATATAAATAGTTATTTAGCACCAAATAACCAACCATATTTTTGGTAATCCGCTTTGGATGCCCCATTATTACTCAAGTTGGAGTCTCTTCCCATCTGAGGTACCAATGGATTAAAAAAATCTGAAGTATTTTTATTTTCATTCATCACAGTAGACCACGAATTCAACATGGCTTTTGTGTGGTTAACAACTTTTGTTAATGACTGAAATGACTTCTCTGCAACATAAATTGCCATGGAAAGACCCATGATACAATCATCATGTTGTCCTTTTTGGTGATCAGGTCTTCCATGAATATATACAAAGGTATTCATCTCATTATACGTTCTATGTGAATATATCTTAAATCCGTGTCTAACCCCCTCTTCAAATGCGGCTATAATTTGAACTCTTTTTGTGTTGAAGTTGATACCAGGAATTTTTTCATTTATTTTCGGGTCCCACTTCCATTTGTTAGAAGTATCGACTCCATCAACATACAATCCGGGTTGATATTGTAATTCTTGCATTTTTCTGGCGGTTGAAACTCCCATACCTCCTGTAATATCAATTACACAGAATGCATTGTACATTGTCCCCCACTTATAAGCAATTTCTGCTAAAACATCGGGAGGGATTTTACCAACATATTCTAATACTTGTTCCCGTTCATCAAAATCAATAATTTGGATTGATGAAAAATCCTCAGAGTCACCACGAGAAACGTCAACCCCCATAACATATTTATGTCCATTTACAGGTTCCTTAAAAATCCACAGAGCGTTACCCATAAGTTTAGCTTGTGGAGGTCTTAATTGGTTTTTGGAAATGTTCTGCATTAGATCTGAATCGAATACGTTATCACCCGATCCTAAGAAGTTACATTCAAGTTCTTGAGCAACTTTACGTCTATCGTACTTGAGCTTTTTTACCATTCCCTCAAACCATGCAGAACAAGGTTTATATCCTTGGGAAATATAATCTGTTACAATAGTATGGTCTCTATCATAAGGATTATTATTGGATAAGTTAATTACGGTATCTATTGGATAATCTTCTCGATTCAAAAGATAATGAACCAAATCATTTGTCTTTACCATGTACAAATCTTTGGTATAACGAGGGTCTCGATACCAAAACATTTCAGAGATTTTGAAATCATTCATTCCTCTTAATGCTTGGTCATATATTTCATAATAGATTGGGTCGTAACCGTTTGGTGTGGAAACTACAATAACTTTACCACCCGTGGATAGTGAAGCCATACAAGCAGACCAGAAGTCTCCATCTGCCTCGATAAAGGCGGCTTCGTCAAAAATAAGAATTGTTGGTGTATAACCTCTAAGAGCATCTTTGGATGTTGCCACCGCTTTAACTTCACATCCATTATTTAGTTTGAAATGTCTTTGGGAGTTTTTTTCTACAGAGAATCTTATATCAACCCAATCAGGCCATTGTTCAATAAATGCCCTTATTTTGTTGGCCATTTCCACAGAAGTATCCAACTTGTTGGCGATGATTAGAACTTTTTCAGGTTTTTCCTTTCTTGCAAACGCAAGTTTTTTTGACGCCCAAGCCGCGGTTACAGTTGAAACCCCCGCTTGTCTGTATTTTAATGCAATGTTTTCGTTGTAGCTTTCGTAATCTTCAAGTAGTGAAACTTGGTCAGGAAAAAGTTCTAATGGGACATACTTTGATACTGTATTATCGTATGTCTGTAAATAAGAACGAAGTGCATAAGGAGTACTCCTCATACACTTCGTATATTCTATAATTAATTGTTC